TTTGGATCAAGTGAAGAAGTTAAGTTATTAGTGGAGAAACGTGCCGATGATTTCAAAAGAGAAATTTTAAGACTATGTAAATCAAAAGGCGAAATGACATATTTCGAAATGAAAGAACAATTTGATAGAGACGTATTATTCCGAGAAGATTATTACAATGAGTTTATAGGTGGAAAGATTCATAGTAAACATTTAAAAGGAATATCAAATGTATGAATACAAAGCAAAACTTGTGAAGGTAGTCGATGGTGACACGGTTGATGTTGACATTGATCTTGGTTTTGGTGTGTGGTTAAAGAACGAACGTGTACGTATCATGGGTATCGATACACCAGAGTCTAGAACACGAGATAAGGTAGAGAAGATCTTTGGACTTGCCGCAAAAGATCGAGTAGAAGAACTAATAAAGAAAGACATGATACTCAAGACATTTGCCGCAAAAGACGGTGAGGATATGAAGGGTAAGTTTGGTCGTATCCTTGGTGATTTTATAGTCGGTGAAAAAATGCTTACGGAGATCCTGATAGCAGAAGGACACGCAGTAAAGTATTACGGACAGAACAAAGCAGACGTTGAACGTGGACATATGTCCAATCGAAACAAACTTATGAACGAAGGTGTTGTAAGTGCAAAGGATGTTCAAGAAGCAGCGGGTTGACAAACCTATTATAATGTGGTACAATTGTGTAAACAATTAAAAGGTGATTTATGATTATTGTAGATTATGGTGGACTGTCTGCCGCAAACGTTGCAATCAATAAAGAGAACGATGAGAATATGATTCGACATATGATCATCAACTCTTTACGGATGTATCGTAATGCGTACAAAGAAGAGTTCGGTGAATTAGTTATTGCCTGTGATGGCAAAGACAACTGGCGCAAGAAGTATTACAGACAGTACAAGGCAAACAGAAAGAAAGCACGTGACAAGTCTGGTATAGATTGGGATGAGGCCTTCCGTATTATCAGTAAAGTTCGTGATGAGATCCGAGACAACTTTCCTTACAAAGTAATCCATGTTGATCAATGTGAGGCAGATGATATTATTGGTACACTCTGTAAGAACACACAAGAGTTTGGTGAGTACGAGAATGTAATGATCGTGTCTGCAGACAAAGACTTCTTACAACTGCAGAGATATAACAACGTGCGTCAGTACTCACCTCTATTGAAAAAAGAATATAGAGAATCAAACCCACATGTAAACCTTATAGAAAAGATACTCACTGGAGACGCAGGAGACGGAGTGCCAAACGTACTCTCGCACGATAATGTGTTCGTGGATGGTGAGAGACAGAGACCACTATCTCGTAAGAAGAAAGACGAAATGATAGATCAGTTATCTGGTACTGACACAAGTTATCAATATTCTGATTGGTACAGAAACTATCAACGCAATCGCACGTTGATTGATCTAACATATACACCAGATCATATACAGGAAGAAATAATTAAACAATATAAAGATCAAGATAAATGGTCGCAGAAGGGTTTAGTACTTCCTTATTTGATAAATAACAATATGAAAATGATGATTGAATCCGTTGAGGAATTAATATGAAGACCAAGTATATTTTTGAGATCTTGCAAGAAATTGCTAAGACTAAGAAAAAGAATGATAAGATTAAAATTTTAAAAACCCATGAGAGTTGGGCATTAAAAGATGTTATCAGAGGTTCTATGGACAAATCCTTGAAATGGATTATTCCAGACGGTGAACCTCCGTACACTCCTTCAGAGGCACATAACCATCCCACAGATCTACGAAGACAGAATAGTAAGTTCAAGTATTTCGTTGAAGGTATGGAAATGAAAACTCCTCAGTTTAAAAAAGAGAGAATGTTTCTCTTGATGTTAGAAGGTATACATCCACAAGATGCTCAAGTAGTTGTTAATATGATAAACAAGAAAACACCGAAAGGTTTGACGAGAGCAATTGTTGAAGAAACATTCCCTGGCCTTATTAAAGGTTAGTATCCAAGTATTCATAGTCGCCTTTTTAATTTTAACACTAACCAGAGTGTGCACATTCGTGTACGCTCTTTTTTTATAGGAAATACAAATGGTAGCAGCGCAACTTGAACGTTTGAAAAAAGACTCCGATGAACTAGACGTATACGCAAAGAAACTAGAAAAGAGAGGACAACTAACAAGAGCACAGAAGATTATAAAAAAGAAGGAATTTGTATTGAAGACGATAAAAGAAATTAATTTAAAATAAAAAAATAACTGTTGACATATTATGAAAACGCCTGTATAATAAAGCTACGTTATATGGGCGGGAGTGAATACCATGAATATTTTTGTACTAGATCACAATCCTAAGATTGCGGCACAATCACAATGTGACAAACACGTTGTCAAAATGATTGTCGAATCTGCACAGATGTTATCTACTGCACATCGTATGCTCGATGGTGTAGAGACTAAACGTCCATCTGTATCAGGTAAGACTATGATCAAATACTACGAACTACAGAATCCACGTATGGAAGAGGTTCTGTACAAAGCAGTACACCATAAACACCCTTGCACAGTATGGACTATGGAATCAGTGTACAACTATCGTTGGCACTATGATCACTTTTGTGCTTTACTTAACGAGTATACTTATCGTTACGGTAAAACCCACACTACCGAAAAACTAAAATACTGGTTGGTTAAACCACCCAAGAACATTCCACATGTACCAATGACAGACTTCAAACTTGCAATGACTCACGAACCACAATGTATGCATGAGGGTCAGACAATCAGGTCTTACCGAGAATACTATCACACTAAACAAGATAGATTCAAAATGGTATGGACTAAAAGAGAACAACCTAGTTGGTTTATAAATAAATGTGCATAGGAGATAATGATGCCAATTTATAATTTAAAAAGAATATCAACTGGTGAAGAGTTTGAAGTAACAATGTCTTGGAACGAATTGCAAGAGACTTTAAACGTAGATCCAGATCTATATCAGATGTTAAGTACACCCAAGTTTGTGACAGATACAAAGGGCACACTTGCACGTGCAGGATCTGATTGGAGAGAACATCTAGGAAGAATAAAAGATAACTCTGGTAGAGGTAATACAATAAAGACATGAGTAGCAATAGAGCTAAAGCGTTCTATGATGATTTGTATGAATTTGAACCTCAAACAGAAAATCAAAAGAAAGCATACGATGCATGGGATGAGGGTGACAATCTAGTACTTACAGGATCTGCAGGTACAGGTAAAACATTTGTTGCACTCTACCTTGCAATCGAAACCATGTTAGAAAAGAATACACCTTATGAAAAGGTAATCATTGTCCGTTCAATAGTTCCTACAAGGGAAATGGGTTTCCTACCAGGCTCTGTTGATGAAAAACAAGAAGTGTTCGAAACACCATACAAGGCAATTTGTTCTGAATTGTTTGGTGTGTCAGGGGCGGCATTTTATAATAAGATGATCACGGCACATCAATTACAATTTATGACTACGTCTTTCATTAGGGGACTAACGATTGACAATGCCATAATAATCGTGGATGAAATGCAAAACTTAAACTTCCACGAACTTGACTCTGTTATCACACGTGTAGGTAATAATTGTAGAGTCATATTTAGCGGAGACTATCTCCAGTCGGATTTTAAAGATCCTGCAGAGAGGGATGGTATCCAGAGGTTCTTACGAGTCATGGAACAACTGAAGAATTTTAGTGTGATAACTTTCGGTTGGCAAGACATAGTAAGATCGGACTTCCTTCGTGACTATATAATGACGAAGGAAATGTTAGGAATGAGATAATGAAATACTTACAAGCAATAATAATGGTGATATTCGCATCTGCAGCTGCCGCAACAGAAGTGTCAAAAGATATTGTTCAACTATACGGCAAACCTGTACCATGCGGTGATGGTCAGATTGCTATTGAAATGTGGGATCAACTATACAAAGATGAAATGCAACCACTACTAGGTTTTAAGGGCAATGCATTTAGAACAGACGGAAGTAAACATGATACCATGTACTTCATAATGTATGACGCAAAGGATCAACAGATTGCAGTCGTAGAGAAGATGCCTACAGGTGGTACTTGTCTAATTGCAGGTGGGACTGGTAATGTTTCATTTGATCAGGATTTTTTAAACAAACTCATTGTGATGGGACAATTGAAAGATTTCAACTAATGGGGAGTTTTCAACATGAAAAAATGGATCTTGGGTATCTGGACTTGGATTCAGTTACATCCAAACGAGGTCGTTGCTATCGTGATCCTAGTGGGGTTGAGTATCCTAGCGTTACAACCGTCCTAAAGATTCTTAGTGAAGACTCTATACGTAAATGGAGAAGACGTGTAGGTGATGAAGAAGCAAACCGAGTCAGTAGTCGTGCGAGTTCTCGTGGAACTCAGGTGCACAGTATAGTAGAGGATTATTTAAACAATGAAAATACAAAAGACTATTTCCCACATGTTAAGCAGTCTTTACAGAATCTGCGGCCAGTACTTGATAAATCTATCGGAAGGATCTTTGGTCTCGAAGTTGCTCTTTTTAGTCGCCATCTTGGTATGGCTGGTCGTTGTGACTGCATAGCAGAATTTGATGGTGTGCCATCGATAGTAGACTTCAAGACATCACTTAGACCAAAAAAGAAAGAACACATATCTAACTACTTTGCACAAGCATCTGCGTATGCGATTATGTTCGAAGAACGTACAGGACTTGCAGTACCAAACACAGTTATTGTTATGGATGTTGATGAAAGTAAACCTATAGTATTTAAAGAACATAGAGACAACTATGTCGATCTTCTGTTGGAAACAAAAGCAGAATACGATAGAAGACAACTTTTTTTCAAATAAATTAAAAAAAGACTTGACAAACGAATCAAAGTGTGTCATACTATATCTGTAATTAGAGAGGATATATTATGCAAGATTGGTATCGTAAGATTTATGCGTCTGTTGAGAAGGCTGCAAAGAACCCAGAAAACATCAATGATGATGGTACTGTAAACTGGGACTTTGTTGACTCCGATTGTTTTATGGAGTATCAACCTTCTGACAAATATGTAGACATGTATTACTGTCAGTTCGCAGAAGCAGTGAATGAGTATGTCAGGAAAGACTTACCTTTTGGTGATGATGAACCTGATGAGTATGAACCTACCATGTTATACATGTGTGAGAAAGAAATGCAATTTGAGGAGGTTGCGTAATGTTAGATCCTAAATTAAAAACAAAGTATTTTGCTCCTAAGTTGAAAAAAGACTATGAGTATTTTGCAAAACGACTAAAAGAGTTTGAGAGAAAGAAAAAGATCACGCCTGGTCTTGGTTGGGCAAAAATGCTCTGCAGACAAAGAATGACCGAGATCGAAATGGTTCTCGAACCTCTGGGGTTTGAAGTATGAACACAGATACTTCTTGGTCACAAATGGATGAATGCCTCGTCATACTTGCGGAAGAGTGTGCCGAGGTTATACAAGCAGTTTCAAAGACAATGCGGTTCCCAGAAGATGATAATAAGAACCGTTCTAGATTAGAGAAAGAACTTGGTGATCTTCAATGTATGATTGATCTCACCTGTAAACACCTTGACATAGATCCTGCAGATGTTGTTATGTGGTCTAATATGAAAGCAGAAAAACTTAAAAAATGGAGTAATCTCATGGAACCAAGGTGTATTGAATGATCTACTTAGATATGGACGGAGTCATTGCTGACTTCTTTCGCGCATTTGCGAAGAAGAACAATGTCAACCACTGGAAAGAAATAAAAGATTATAAGAGTGCTCTTGATGATCTCAAGGGTACTGGTTTCTTTTTTACACTACCAAAGTTTACACCACTGACTGATCAGATATATTTACTGGTCACTCAAACTGCTGAACAAAACAATATGGAATGGGGTATATGTTCTTCACCTTTAGCAGGAGACGAACACAATTCTGCGTACTGGAAACGTAGGTGGTTAGAAGATACTGAAATGATGCCTAAAGTAAAGAACCTGATATTTACTGCAAACAAACATAAGTATGCAGAAACATATGGTGATGGTGGGCCTTCTATACTGATAGATGATAAACCTGCAAACATACATAGATGGGAAGCAGCGGGTGGTATCGGTATTCGTTTTCAAGCAAATCAAGATGATTTCGAATATCTAAAAGAAGAACTACGGACTGCAATAGAGATTAGAGATAACAAAATGTTAGGTTCAACAAGGGGACATTAATTGAACATATTCCAGATTCTAAACCTACGTACAGAGTTTGATGAGATCACCAGAGACTATACAATGAAAGAAAATAATTCATGTATAGATACTATTGAGTGGTTTATCGGTAATGGATATAGATCCAACCGACTTCGTAATGGTTATAAACGTGCAAAAGAAATTGCACAAGTCATTAAGGAGTATTCTAATGGCACCAAAAACACTTGAAGAAGGTTCGAAGTATGCACACTTCGACAAAGATGGTGATGGGATAATAACTGATGAGGAATTTATGTTAGAACGTGAAATGATGAGGGCAGAAAATGAAGACGCAAAAGAGGATCAGATCAGAAAAATGGCATGGTTCGCACTTTGGGGACTCTTGGTTTATCCTCTTGGTATTATCGTTGCAGATATTGTTGGCTATGAAACTACTGGAAAATTACTTGCAGATATTGCACCTACGTACTTTGTTGCAATTGCAGGTTTAGTCGGAGCATTCTTTGGTGCTCAAGCATATGCAAAAGGGAAGACAAATGGTGGGGGAGCACCTGCACCAAGACCAAGAAAATAGATTATGAAAAATTTAGTATTTCAGTATTACATTCCGTATGAGAATTTTGATGCGGATATGGGTGGGGTAGAAATGCCAGACTGGGCACACGCAGGAATGCGGAGTGCACAGAAATATGCACAGATATGTGACGCGGAGTATGAGTTGAGTCATGATAGGTTTCTAAAACATTTAGATCCTAGACTCGACTCGCTCCGTTTATTTTATGATGAGTACTTTGACCAGTTCGACAATATACTTTGTCTTGATCTGGACATGTTGATATGTACCAAAGAAAATTTATTTAAAAAAGAAATTGGTGATGTTGCGATGGTTCACGAACTTGGTGTATTCACTGGTGGGCCTAGAAACTGGATCAAACGTGTAATGGATGTTCCTATGCATCGTAGGGGTATCATTGCATATGGTAAACACTTGTTTGGTGGAGACTGGGAGTTTCCAAAGTCGGATCTCTATCCACAAGAAAGATTCAGATATCTCAACGGTGGTTTACAATTGTGGACTAAAGAAGGTAGACACAAGGCAAGAGAACACTTTACATCTATAGATGATTATGTTCTACACACCAGATACACAGAACAATGTTATGTCAACTTGCAACTGTCTCAACCTGTATTCAATGTCAGGGAACTAGATACGAAGTGGAATAGAATGACGTATCAGTGGCCTAACGGTAGACCAGATGGTAAGATAACACACTTCCTACATAGAACAAAGTTTGAAATGCCTAGATTGGAGAAAGCAGGGTTTGGTATATGACCACTACTATAGTTGTAAAAGTTGACAACAAGAAATTATTTTCTTGGTACTGGTGTCCTCTGTTACACAAACATGAGGATCAAAGATTTGTATTCTGGGGTGAACCAGATTTTGTATACAAAAATCCAAACGTTGAATGGGCAAAGACATTTAGTGAAGCAGTTAGTGCGATACCAAAAGGTGATAAAGATCAGGTCGTAATAACAGATCAAAATGCTGTACCCACATACAAGTTTATGACACTTGTTCCTAAGATAGGAAACAAGAATGAAATGATTATTCCCAAGTGGCAAAACCAAGAAGACACTGACACTGAAAGACCAAATACCTTTGCTTGTCATGCGACTAGATATAAGGGTGAGACTGAAAAAGATTTTATCTTGAAAAATGATCCCAAGATAAGACACATTAGTTCTATGTACTACGTGAGGTAACAATGAAAATTATGGTATTAGGTGCTGACGGTTTCTGCGGTTGGCCTACATCACTAAAACTTGCGAAAGAGGGTCATGACATTATCATGATCGATAATCTAAGTCGCAGGAAAATTGATTTACAATTAGAGAGTAACTCTCTTACAAATATTTACAACATATACGACAGAATGGAGGCGGCAAGAAAGTTTGGTTACAGTCTGTATTTTATAAACTGTGACATAACAGACTACGATAACTTTTCTAGATATGTAGATCAACATCGTCCAGACGCAATCATTCACTTTGCAGAACAACGTGCCGCACCATACTCTATGAAAAGTCATAGAGAAAGACGATACACTGTAGAAAACAACATAACAGGAACACACAATGTACTTAATGCTATTGTTGATCACAGTCCTAGTACTCATCTTGTACATCTTGGTACGATGGGTGTTTATGGATATTCAAAAGAGTTTGGAGCAATACCTGAAGGTTATCTAAACGTCAAGATCAATTCTACACAGAACGATACAGACATTTTGTATCCGACTAATCCAGGCTCTGTCTATCACATGACTAAGTCGATTGACCAGTTGTTGTTTCAGTTCTATAATAAGAACTGGAATATTAAGATTACAGATCTACATCAAGGTATTGTCTGGGGAACACAAACAGAAGAAACCGAAAAAGACGAGAAGTTGACAAACAGATTCGACTACGATGGTATGTATGGAACTGTACTCAACAGATTTATTTCACAAGCAGCGACTGGTAATGAGATTACAGTATACGGTACTGGTGGTCAGAGACGTGCGTTTATCCACATACAGGACACCGCAAAGTGCGTACAACTTGCAGTAGAGAATCCACCAGATGCAAACAAAGTTCGTATCTTTAATCAGGTTGCAGAAGTGCACTCTGTAAAGGATCTCGCATTGATGATGGAGAAACTATACCAAGCAAAAGTAAAGTTCCTAGATAATCCTAGAAAAGAACTTGCAGAGAATCAATTAGAGGTAGACAATACTGGACTCAAGAGTTTAGGATTCGAACCTATCAAACTGTCTAACAGACTTGTTGATGATGTACTATACATTGCACAACAAATGAAAGACAACATGAAGAAAGAAAACATATTAACTTCTCCGAGGTGGTAATGAAGACTGTAATATATCAATACTATGATGGTGAGACTACTAGTGGTAACGAGGCTGGTAGAAGAGCAATGGATCAATATGCAACACGTATTGGTTCCGAATACATCTACGAACAAGATCCGTACTGGAGAGAAGATCTAGGTAGATACTCTCCACACTATGGAACGTTCAAACCTATCTACACTGATGAGTTTTACGAGTTCGATTATCTGATGTATGCAGACACAGATGTATTTCCACGTGAGGGTCTAGATGAAAACATCTTCGAAGAGTTTGCCGCAACAGGTGCGGATGTAGGTATCTGTGAAGAATGGAATGCACCAGAGGCACGTAAGAGATACACAATTGGTGGTGGTATCAACAATGCAAATGATGAGAAGTGGTGTGACACGATCAAAGAAGTGTATGGTGCAGAAATGCCTCGCACTAAAAGTGGTCTACCAAAAGTATACAACTCTGGTATGATCATTTGGTCTAAGCAAGGTATGCAGAAAGCACGTGAACAGTTTCTCAAGTTTGCATCATTTCAAGCAGTGGTAAAGGGTGCAGGACTACCAGACTTCTATACTTGTGATCAACCGTATATACATGCGATGTTAGAGGTGTGCGATTTCAACTGGATTACGATGCCTTACAAATGGAATTCATCTGTGCACTATGATCCAGGCCAGAAGAGTCAACCAAGACCTATACTGGATCTACGTGACGAAGACTACAACTTTGTGCACATTCAATTGAACGGTGCAGATAACTGGGATGCAGATAAACTACATAGAATTACAAACTTACCAACAGAGGAATGGTTTCTATGAAAAATATAATACTACAACACTGGAACGGAACAAAAACATTTTGGGTAGTCAAGTGTGAGAATAGTATTAGAAAATATGCAGATGATATTGATGCAGACTATGAACTACTAAGTGGGTTTCCAATGGGTGACTGGTTTCCAAACTTTGATACGAAACCTTGGTTGG